TGGCAGGAATAACCTGCTTCATATCAAAGCCAACTACAGAGTTAGCAGGGATAGATACAGCAGGAACAATTGTTACGCCATCAAAAGCAATGGTTGCTGTTGAGGCTGATGTTGCTGCGTTAGCCAACACAATGTTTGACACCACTGTAATAGTGGTTGTAGTCGGCACTGTGTATAGGGTTGTGCTTGTTGTGGCTGCTGCTGTTCTAGCAATAGCCTTGGTTGTTGTAGCCATTAGTTACTACCTTCCTTAGATTGCTTCCATAAGAAGCAGGGTTAGTTCGTCTGTGATACTTCCTGGTCCAGTAAGAACAATGTCAACAACGCCTTCAAGAGTTGTTACTGTTGTTCCAGAGGCAATAAGCGTTGAACCAAGAGTTGGTGCTGAGTAAGAACTGGTTGTATTGATGGCAACCCATGCGCTGCCTGACCATACACCCATAACTCCAGTTACTGAGTTGAAATACATGGCACCAACAATAAGTGGGTTGCCATCATTATCTACTGTTGGAGCAGTTGATTTTGCACCAAGGTAACGGTCATCAAAGTTGTCATAAGTTGTTGCTGCTGATGATGCACTTGTTGCTGCATCGGCTGCAGATGTGGCTGCAGCAGTTTGGCTTGTTAAAGCAGATGATGCAGAAGTAGCAGCGCTAGTTGCAGAAGTCGCTGCAGCGGTAGCAGATGCTGCTGCAGATGTGGCAGAGGTGGCTGCTGCGGTTGCAGATGTAGATGCATTGCCAGCCTGTGTAGTTGCTGTTGCTGCGGAGTTAGATGCTGTAGTAGCAGAAGCAGCAGCAGAAGTTGCTGATGTTGCAGCAGCAGTGGCTGATGCAGCAGCGCTAGTAGCAGAAGTAGCAGCAGCACTTGCTTGAGCATCAGCATTAGCAGAATAACCAGCAATAGTTGCAACTGAGGCTGCAGCAGTAGTAGCACTTGCAGCAGCCGATGTAGCCGAAGTAGCAGCAGCGGTAGCACTGGCAGCAGCACTTGTTGCGCTAGTAGCAGCAGCAGTTGCCGAAGCAGCAGCGCTGGTAGCGCTTGTGGCTGCAGCAGTTTGAGATGTTAAGGCAGAAGATGCACTTGTGGCTGCAGCAGTAGCACTTGATGCAGCAGATGCAGCAGATGTAGCAGCAGCGGTAACGCTTGCACCCATTGTGCTTGCTGATGTAGCAGCACTAGCAGCAGATGTCGCTGCTGCAGTTGCACTTGCTGCAGCACTGGTTGCTGAGGTAGCAGCAGCAGTAGCACTTGCAGAAGCAGAAGATGCAGAAGTAGCAGCAGAAGTAGCGCTAGTTGCTGAAAGTGTTGCGCTGGTAGCAGCAGCAACTGCATAGGCTTCGTTAGTAGTAATCAAAGCATCTACATAAGACTTAGGTGCAGCAGATGATGCAGACATACTAGCAGATGAAAGACCAGTAATAACTGGGCTACCTGAGATGGTAGGGCTAGTAATTGTAGGGCTTGCAATAGTCGCAGTTGATGCGGTTACTGTTCCAGTAAGAGTAGCACCATTGATTGTTGGCGTTGTAAGAGTTTTGCGAGTAAGAGTTACTAACTGAGTAGAACCAACTACTGAACCATCGCCTGATTCAAGTCCGTGCACATGTGTTTGTCCAGCGTTAGAAAGAATACCTGAATCAGCATCATAACCACGGGCTGCAATGTGAGTTTGTTCTTCTTTAAAGTCACGACCAGATACACCATGGCGAACAGAAGTGCCAGCAGTATGCGAAACTGCAAGAGTTGAGTCTTGACCACGAACAATTTGAAGTGTTGTTCCAACTACAGATATACAAGTAACAACTTCTTCTTTATTGGTATCTGGTGCAAGGATAAGTGTAAATGGAGCAGCAGGGTAACCGCTAACAGATACAACAGAAACGCTTGTAGTTGTGTCGCCAGTTGCTGCTGATGAAATAGAGTTAACGAGCGTTGTTTCAATCGCTGTTGCGGAGAAGTTCCGCTTTAATACGCCTGGGTCGCCTGCTGCCATGGTGGGGTTACCTTATCTCTGATAGTGTGAACGAATAGGGAATTGACGGCGTTGGTTCTCCGCAACTTCCTTAAGACGAGTGTTGTAAACATTAAATAAGAAGCGTGCTGCGTTTTCACCACTTCGTGCTCCACGCTGGTTATCAAGAATATCTGCTTCTGCAGATAGTGCGCCAAGGCGTGAAGGGTCTAGGAAAGAAATCATACGGAAGGCTGCACCATAGATAACTACATCTTCTGAGTAGTCAGGCATGCCAGTTACCGTTGAGTATTCTTGTGTAACTGATGGTAATTGTGTAATGTCAAAAAGTGTTGGGCGTTTTGAGTAAGCCACATTGACGATACGACCTGGAACTACTGCTGAGTAAATACCAAGGGTATGTCCAAAAGCACCGTTTGTTCCGTATTGTGCTGGGTTGGCTGTTCTATCTAGTTGCCACGCACGCACTGGTAGCCACTCTTGAGATGGACCAATAACATGGTGAGTTACAGACAAGATATTTTGAATTGCATCTGGAACATCGTAAGTTGTGCGAGCAGCAATAAATGGAAATTGGTATTGACCAATAGCAAATACATCTGGATACATTGCATTAAGCGTGTCATTGATAGCACGCTTGATTTCATAGCGTGGGAACAATGGCGAGACCATTACCTTAGATGAGTTGTCATGCGTTGTTGCTATTGTGCCACGCTGCCCACGACCCCATGGTGCAAGGGTAAGGGTATTGTCAATGTTATTTGTAGTGTTGACATACATAATCTCATCGCCAATTTGAATAAAACCACGGCTTACTACATTGGCATCATTAACAGAAATGGTTGTTTGTGTTGTAGTTGTTACAGCACCAGTCAACCATGTAGTTGATTCCATGTTTAAACTGTAGCCATGAAGAAGCGTATCTACACGGTCAGTAATTTGTTCAAGTGTGCTCACAGGTCAATGCTCCTTAAGGCTGATACTGCTGACTTGTCAGTGGTTCCAGCAAGTTCATTGCACACTGAGTTTAAACCTTTGTAGTTATCTGGTTGACGAGATGAACTAGCCTTGTAGTTCAATGCTCCTAATAAATCTTTACCAGTAGTGCCAGCCCATTTATTGGCTGCACCTGGGGCATCCAGAAAAACAGTGCGGTCTGGATATGTGCCTTCATTGGCAAGTCTATTTAACTCAGCAACGAGTGTAGAGCCTGCATAACCTGTAGCCATTAGTTAGCCTTCTTTCGTGCTGCTCTCATGTTGTCCACAAGATTAGGATATTTTCTGCCTGCCTTTTTAGCAGCAGCCTTGGCTGATGCTTTAGCAGCAGGTGACAAAGGTGTGGATTTTTTCTTAGGGTTTGGTTTATCCCATACTTCTTTTTTAGCCATTACCATTTCACCTTATCTGCCCAATACGCTGCACTCATTTTGCCTTTAGCAATGTTGGTAGCGTGACGAGCCTTAAATGATTTTTGTCTTGCTGTTGGAGTCTTATCTCCACTAACACCCTGTTGACCAAAGCGAATAGTTTTAACCTGGTCACCAGACTTTGCCACAACTACATGCGACTTCGTTGGATGGCTCGGTGTGCGCTTAGGCTTATTAAAGCCCGACACTCCTGCTCGCTTTAGTCTAGGGTCTGTCATTTTTTTCTTTACTTTCCACCAAGAGTAGTCGGATTATTGACCGCAGGGGCAGGGATGCCATACGGGTTAATTGTTCCAAAGTTGTCGTCTGCATTGACGGTTTTAGTCCCACATCCACATTGTGTGCACATAGTTACATACCTTTTTTCTTGAGCATTGACATGCCCTTCTTTAATTCTTTAGCCTTTGCAGATTTTGATTCAGCCTTTTCAGCCATTGCATAAGCCTTTTTCTTTAGTGCTGGTGATACTGCCTTCTTCTTTGCTGCTGCCATGTTGTTCCCCTTTTGTGTGATTACTTTGACATCCCCACCAACACCTATGCAGTAGTCAGCGGAAATCTTAATTGCTCTACGAGCAGCAAACTCTGCTGCCTTAATAGAGTTTTTACTAAAGCCAGTGGCTAATGCACCTAGTGCTAATTGCCCACCACTGCCTACTGAGTAAAGTCCACGGTCATCTCGTGACCACATATATTCTTCATCAATTTCATAAATAACACCGTTTAAACACATAAGCGCATCAAAGCCAGCGTTTGGGTCTTTGATTGCATCTGGTTCATAGCCATGTTCTTTCATTGCATCTCGTAGAGATGGAAGCACCTTGACTTGCATAAAAGCATCAAGACTCATTGTTTTAATAATTTTTGGTGGAGTCCATAAGAACTCTGCTATGTTTCCAGCAACAGCATCTCCTGCAAAGGCAAACACATAGTCACCTTTACGCACTGCTTTGTCCATACCTTTGGCATAGTATGGTTTGTCATCATAGGTAGTCATGGAATCTGCTGCAATTACTGCCCAGCCTTTTCCCTGAATACCTACAATGGCAGTCATGTTTACTCCTTAAAACTATTAGTGTTTGCATCGTAGGCTTTGCCTACTTTATTTGAATCATCTATTGCTTTTTGCACCTGCTTGGTAGAAGTTCCTGCTGGTTGTATTCCTTGATTACGAGCATCTCTATAAAGATTTAATTCTTTATCCCATTTCTTTTGGGACATATTTTTATTGCTTGCAGCATCTCCTGGGGATAGTTGGAGAGTCTTAGCCTTACACCCAAAACATGGGCAAAATTCTGAATCAATGTGGTCTGAGTTGGGGGTTACTACACCCCAGTCTGACCACGGTTCTGGTGAGGTGGCATCGCACTTAGTGCAGCCAAACAACTCAACCTTAGGAAACATTTGTCCATCTATTAACTCATAGCCATCTTTTGCTATTTTACCAATATGCCCTTTAAGTGAGCAATCATAACTCAGTGATGTAGTCTCCATAATTGCCCCCGATACTTGGATTTGTTAGACGATTCTTAGTTGCTTCGTCAATAATATATTCGTGTCCACCTAAGTATGTTTCTGTTGCTGTAGCAATTTGAGTTTGTGCGGGGTAGCGATAGGAGGAATACATACCATCTATCATCATTACTGTTACGCCACGAGCAATTGAATAACGCTCAAGGAGACGGTGCCAGCCCATTGGTGTTTCTTCAACACTTGGTGTTTTAAATAAATACTCTGCCACTGTTTCTCCTTAGTTGGTGTAGAGAGAGAGGCGGGATTCGCCCGCCCCCCTCAACTACAATTACTTTATGCAGAGATGGATGAACCAGTCTCAATGCGGTAAAGTGCTGCTTCACGGTAAAGGCTAAAGCCAAGAACTCCATACCAACCGATTGGTCGGAAACGAAGCAACTTGTCTGTAACTGGTCCGATGACAACATTTGGCTCCTGTGCAACTGCCTCAGCAAGCGCTTGCTTTCCAGCAATGATTGTGCGGTAGTTAGCAGTAACAGGAGTTACTGTTACAACAGTTGTCGCTGTAACTGCAGCAGTGTTTGCTGTGTCTACAGTGATTGTTGCGGTTGAACCTGATGTTACGATTGAAACAATCTTTGCACCAGTAGCAATACCTGTGCCTGAAATCTTGTCTCCTGCTTCTGCCTGGAGAGCGATAACAGATGTTGCAGCAACACCGAAGGTTAGACCTGCTGATGTTCCAGCAACAGTTACTGCTGTTGTAGCAAGTGCTGTTGCATCTGCACCGTCTACGCCACGATACATACGAGGTGTTTCAACAAAGAAAGCGCCTTCGTAGGTTCCGATTGAGCCAGCCC